CGAAGCACCGACCGCAAGGACGGAACCTCGGTAGAAGAACGACCGCACGACAGCGACGGAAACGGCCTTCACGTCTATCAGGTGATGCTGGTCGCGCGCGAGAACGAGGCGGCGTGGCGGATGCCAACGTCAACCGTCTGGATCGCGCGAATGCCGGTGATGGCCGCAGCGAAATTCGCATACGGGTTCATCGCCAGCTCAAGCACGCCCCACTCACCGATAACCACATCGGAGAAGTTGCCAAACACCATCGAAGCAGCGGTGACAGCGGTCGTGGTCGTCGCACGGAAGCCGCTCATCTGGCCGTCCATCACGTTGCCCTGCCACAGCGGGGTGTCGGTGCTGGAGAAGCGAGCACGTTGCGCAAGCAGAGCCGCAACAGCCGGCGTCGTCAGATAGGCGCAATTGCTGGTCAGCGCGTTGGCGGCAGCCAGATCGGTCTGGAACTCCAGAATGCCGGCGTAGGCAATGCTGGTGCCAGTGACGGCGCCAATGCCCGAGGTCGAAGCGATGCCGGTCGGAGCGCCGCCCGAGCCGTCGCCTTCCAGCGCAGCCAGGTCAATCGCCAGGGCAACCACCTTGGCCAGGTCGCTCATGACGAGCGCATCGACCGAGGGGGTCGATTGCATCATCAGTTGGCGGCTGATTTCGGTGTACGCGCCGACGTTCTTGGGCGCCAGGGGCACTTGGTCGAACGTCTGGTTGCTCTCAGTGATCGCGGTGGCTTCGTTGGTCAGCCAGTAGCCCGTGCCGGCGCCGGATTGACGCGGGATGGCGACGTTGCCAACCAGGCCCGTCAGCATCGTGGCGCCGAGACCACCAACCACCGAGCGCGCGCGCAGGAGGTCGATAAAGGAACCACCCAGCAGGTCCGTGGCGACGAGCTTTTGGCCCTGCGTCGAAGAACCGGCCGAGAGGTCACGGGTTTGGATGTCGTAGGGGACGTAAAAGCCGCCGTGTTGCGGACCCTTGCCGGCACGCTTGGCAATGGCTTCGCTGGCTTCCTTCTCAAGGCCAGCGCCCGACCAATCACGGTCCACCATCGCGCGGACGGCGCGCATCAGCGAGTAACGCTGCACGTCCTTGCGCTCCATGTCGAGCGCAGGGCTCGGCATCGGCTGGCTGGACAGCTTGTCCATCAGCTTGGCGCGGAAGGCTTCGACCGACAGGCCGGAGCGGATGGCTTCGGAGGCAATCTTGTCGCCGCCTTGGGCCTTGAATTGCTCGCCAATCGAGATGATTTGCGAGACGGTCTCACGCGCAGCCTTTTCGGCAGACGCGCGCACCGCCGCCTCGTCAATGACGGGCTGGGGCACAACTTCGCTCATAGTGCGAACCTCGGATGTAATTGCAGGAGTGGTTTGGGGTGTCGCGGTGACGGCTCCCGCCGAACGACCGAGACCAACCGACGGATCGGCCGGAATGCTCACAATGGAAGCCTCAAAGGGCTGCCAGCGGGTGACGCGAACAATCGGCGGCTCTCCCGAGTCACCATCGCGCGCCACGAAGGCACCTGCCCGGTGCCATTGCTCGCCATACGCCGCGCGCATCTCATGCGCGAAAGCGTCGCCATCGAGCTTGCGGGTCACGGTCTCGCCTTCGGCGTTCCGCTCCTCAATCTCGACGGACATGATTTGGTAGCCGACCGACGTGAGCGTCCGGATGCCGTCTTCGGCGTCCATGAGCGCGTCTTCGCCAATCTGCGTGCGCGAGAGCTTCGCCAGCCCTCGCAGCCTCTTGTCCTCACCGATCCAAACCTTGGTCAGGACTCCGGCTTGACGGTCCCAGTCGTGATTGATCAGGAGCGGATGACGTTCATCCGCGAGACGGGAAAGATCGATGCTCTCCGAGGAGTGTTCAAGGACTTCAATCCCGAACACCCGCTCATAGGGAGCTTCGCTAGAAATGGCAAGCTCGACCGTCCTGGAATCCCTATCGACGGCCATCCGCTCGCTTTGAGAGCGACGCACTGACATGAATGCGAGATTCGCCGAATGGCGCTCTCGCGTTCAGGGGGGAAAGTGGGAATCAGGCTTATTAGGCCGGCGTGAATCCGGTGATGAGTCCAGAAACGACGTGCAGAACGCCGTCCGTCAACTCCACATCCCCGCTATAGGGCGCCGTGCCGACCAGCGCGTCATTCGTGTCCGTCGCCAGATTGGCGCCGATCAGATAGCACGCGAAAGCGTCGTCGAGGTCGTAGCTCTGGCCGCCCACAAGCGGGGAACCGTCCGCGCCTCGGCGGGTCTGCTTCATCGTCACATTGATCGTCATGGCTTTTCCGTCTCTACTTTCTTGGCGGTTGGCGTCGCGTCAATGCCGAACTTCGCCGCCAAATCCCGGGCTTGCTTGATCTTCTGGAGCACGTCCTCGTAGTCCATGCCCATCTTGGCGGCGATGTCCTGCGGGGCCTTGAGATTGGCGTCAATCGCCGCCTTGTCTGCCTCGATGTCCTTGAGCGGGTCCACCCATTCCCAGCGGCGGGGCTGCCATAGGTGGGCGGAGAACTTGTCCAGCTTGCGAATCGGCAGGGCCGACCCATTGGCAAGCGTGATGGCCCCAAAGGAAATGGCGCTCTTGAGCCATTCTTGATAGACCGGGGTCAAGAAGTGCTCAACGAACCACTGTTGGAGCATTTGCCATTGATCCCGCTCTTCCAGCGTGCCGGAGCGGATGGAGGAGAAGTTGACGCCTTCTAGGTCGTTCGCCAGCGCGTGGTAAGCGACACCCAACCCCGAGGCGATGCCCCGTAGGTTGGTCTTCATGAAAGACTCGAACATCGCGGACGGATAGTCCGGATTGAAGGGGGTGAACTGGACGCCCTCCGGAAGCGACTGGAAAACGCCCGGGTCGGCGTCCATCATCAGTTGCTCACTCGCTGTGCCAGGCGTCCCCTCGACTCCAGTAGCGGCCGGGAAGGCTTCTCCCGTTGGCGTCGTGAAGAATCCCATCTTGGAAGCGCCAACGCGAGCCGCTATCACAGCCGCCTCTTGGTATCCCTTGATGTTGTTCAGGCCCAGCATCGCCGCGTGCATCCACGGCACGCCGCGGAGCTGTTCAGGACGCTCGGAGATGTAGCCATGCAGGATTTCATCGGCCGGCACGACAAGATGGCGCGTGGACGGGCCTCCGTACAGGTCGCCGGGGTGCGATTCCTTTAGCCAGTAGTTCGTAGGACGGCCGAAGGAGTCGATTTCGACGCCCATCCGAATTGCCGTCTGCCCGTTCTCCTGCGGCCGGTTCAGCTGGGTGTCTAGACGGTCGATGTCCAGAACTTGCAGCGCGAAGCCGAACTCGTTGCGCGCCGCCCGGCCGTAGACCTTCCGAACGAGGTATTCGCCGTCCCGAGCGGCGGTTTTGATGAGTAGGTCTTCCACCCCCCGCAGGGAATGGAGGCCCGACACATCACAGACGCCCTTCCGGCAGAACCGGGCGAACGCAGCCTCTATGGCGTCGTTTGCACTGGCGTCCGGAACGCCAGGCTTCTCATAAACACGGGCCTGGAGCGTGAAACCAGCCGGGCCGACAATGTTTGTAGCCGCCAGGTTCAGGAACTTGCGCGCGTACTCGTTGTCCCGGCAGAGTTGCCGGCTCCGAGCGCGCAAAGCGTCGAGACTGCGGTGAAGATCGACGTTCGCCGCGTGGTTAACAGTGCTCCAACCCTCCGTAAGGCGGGTCAGTTGGGCGGCAGCGTAGGAACGTTTCTGGCGACGGGGAGCGACGCGCGCCAGCAGATTAGAGAACAGCCCCATTAAAGCCCCCGGAAGCGCACATAGAGTTGGTTTTTCGGTGCGAGCCCCTCTTGGAGCTGCAGCAACGCCTCCTCGCGTGCGACTTCCGCTTTAAGCCGGTCTCGGAAGGCCATGAACTCATCGATGGACCGGAACTTTTGCGAACGGCCGCCGATGGTGTATGTCTCCATCCACGCTTTCGTCCCGTAGGTGCGAAGCGCGGCTTCTACGTCGTCCAGAGCCTGCCTTGCAGGAGTCCGGTTGTCGTATGTAGCCTGTGCAGAGAGGTCAGGCAGCACCTCCACGACACCCGTCGCGACTGTGTGCCGCTCCAGAGCCTTGGAAACGTGCGCGATCCAAGAGTAACGGCCCGCCGTGTAGAGAGCGGACACAGCGGCAGCGACGGAAACGAGATGATCCGCACCATCCGCGCCTGCGGTAATGGTGATCTTCGCCGACGAATTGATGAGGGTGTACGCCAACACCCAAGAATCGGAGGCGGGGTATTCGTCCAGCGATTTCCGCCAGGACAAAGTATCGCCTGCCCGAACCGAAGCGGGCTCTACGGTGGCCTCATCTGCCATGCTCGCACATTGCCACCCTTCCCCCCAATGGTTCAGGGGGGAAAGTGGGAATTAGCGTGCTTTGCGGCTTAGGAGTCGGTATCCAGCCGATTTGCTGATGCCGGTTTTGACGAAGGAGTCGGCTACACCAACCCCCTCCGCCAAGGCTTCGCCGAGCTTGCGCGCCCGCATCTTCGTTGAGTCCTTGCGGATGTAGCCGCGGTCAGACCCGCCCCACTCCCCGCGGATGTCCTGCTCAATGGCGCCCATCTGTGTCTCGCACAAGTCCTCCCCGAGATGCTTGCGGAGCCGTTCCAAGAAGTCGTCTACGATGTCCATTCACCACGCCTTGACGTTGAACCTACCCCTACGCGGCATCGCGGGCTTCAAAGCCTCCGCTGATGAGCGCCCCAACGTCTCCTGCTTCTTCTCCGGTGCCTCAACCGGTACTGCTTCGACACGATCCGCCCACCTCTTCCAGTCGCCTTCTTTCCAGCGATCTATTCCTACCCACACGGCTCCGGACAGCGCATAGACGGCGCAGTCCAGGGCTTCGTTTCGGCGCCCAACAGGCTTGACCCACTCCAAACGGGCATGCCCCTTCACATGCCGGGTCACTAGACGCTCGGACGTGAGTTGTTCGAACACCTCGCCGGGCAGTTCCCGTGAGAGGTGGACGTATCCGGGGCCGGGGACAACTTGACGAAGCCGGCCGTAAATCTCCGATTTCGCCGTGTCCGTGCCGATAGGCCACAACTTGACCCCGCGTTTTAGCTTCGCGCCCTTCCAGTTGATCTCGACGTTGCTCGGGTTGCCGAGGATCGCCTTGCCGGCCTGGCTCTGGCCTTTGACGGCCATTACGGCTTGGTGGATGTGCAGCCGAGCGTAGATATAGACCTGTTGGGTATGGTGACCGCCCGAGTCAATCATCGTTGCCAGCAGCGGGACCACTTTCCCGCTCGCGTGCATGACCGGAGTCATGCGGTACTCGGTCAACTTCGCCCACGGGGAGCCAGGCTCCGACTCAGGCAACGCCGGGTCGCCGTAGAAGACGGCTCTATCGACTAGCTGGCGCTCCATCCCGCGGCCCCATGCCCACAGGTAGCACTCCAGACGGTCGCCCTGCACGTCCACGCCGGCCGTCATGACGAAGTGGCCCCACGTCACGACGCGGAGCGGGATGTCCTCGGCGCGCTTCTTGAGTTCGTGGTCGCTCGCGCGGTCGCCTTGGTCTTCCCACGTCTCGGCAAGGGAGGTGTTAACGAAGGTCTTGAGGCGGGAAACGTCGCCGGATCGGGCGGCGTCCTGCGCTTTGGTCCAATCCTCCACGAGCATCGCCCAAGACTTCCAGCCGAGCGGGCTGTAGAGCTTGGACAAATGGAAGCCGGCGACCAATCCGCGTTGGGCTTCCGGGTTCTCTGCGACCCATTGGCCCTCGTGCAGCATCACCGGCTTATGCCGCTCCT